GGACAGCGTTTTCGCCTGGCTTCCGAAACTTGATCAAGTAATCCTGCAGCGTGCCGCGTTGCTTTGATCGGTCTGATTCCAGACCAGCGAACTGAAGCTCCCGCGATCGCGTCCGAATGGCTTGCGCCTGCGGGTTTTTGCGCACGCTCCAATCGTATTCGTAAATCAATCCGGCCCGTTCACCGAGGCGAATGTTTGTCCCGCGAAAATCACACAATCCCACTCCGCCAGATCGCTTCATTCGAGGAATCTGGCAAACATGTACGATTGCTGCGCGACCGGGTTTGAGAACACGTGCCAGCCCATGAAACATGAACGACAAATGCACGGCAGCTTCCCCAGACATCGCGTCGACGTTGCCGATATCTGACTCGCTGTCGGTGTAAGCATAAAGCGATGGAAACGGTGGCGAGAAAACTGCAAAGTCAACTGCATCATCCGGCATCTCATCCATCATGTGCGGAATACAATCACCGTGATGCACGTGATAAAGACTGTCATCATCGAATACATGCATGGCCAACTTCCTTGAAAAGTGATTCTTGTTCCAGTGTGTCCGCTTCAACTCGATGAGCTTTCCGCAGGACGTTATCGACGAATGGCATTTCCAGTTCAGTCACCGGAATATGGACGTTCAGCGGCTTCGTTGATCCGATGCGATTTGAACGTTTCACAGCCTGATAGAATTCTTCATAGGAATCCTTCAAGCCGCTGAAAATCTGTCTTGTGCAAATCTGCAGATTCAAACCGAAGCCCAGTATCTTTGGTTTGCTGATCAGCACTTTGACTTCACCGCGTTTGAATGCGTCGATGTATCGCAGCCGTTTATCTTCCGGCGTGTCACCAGAAATCGAAACAGCATCAGGAAACGTTTGCTGCATCTGGTCTTGTTCATCGTTGTAGTGGCACCAGATAATCGTTGACTCATCCGGCCAAGAATCCACCAGACCACGAATGAACTGAGGTTTCAGTGTCGGGATACCGTTCTTGCCCTTCGCAATCTGAGACAGTTTCCCACGGTCCCCGATTCCGCCGACGGAATTTGTAATCAGGCTTCCAGTGAGTTGCTGTGCTGCCTTCCTTTGCTCCGGAGTCAATTCGATATTGTCAATGTGGATGTGAATTGGCGGTGTCGTGCCGACGTTGTCTTTCCATCCGTAGGTGGCTGGATTGGTCAAAAAAATCGACCAGTCAGCCAGAGACCGATAAAACGGTTTCAAGGCATGCGGCTTCAGTTCCCAGCGGTTTTGAGTCTCGCCACGATTGATGAAATACGTGGCAAGAAACTCATTCACAGTTCTGGCACGGTTCAAAAACACGGCGTGATTGGCGAACTCAATTCGATCGTTTGGTGCTGGTGTACCTGTGGCACACAGTTTCCACGTCACATCACGCCCCAGCTCGATCAGCCGATTACCGTACTCACCATAGTGACTTTTGAGCATCGACGATTCATCGAGAATCAGCCCGCACAAATCACCGGGGCGAAGCCCGTCCCGAATCGATTCGTAATTCGTGACAGCAATCTGTGTATTCAGTGAATCACCAGATTCGAGCCAGTATTGCAGATCCATCGCCCGCACTTGCCCGATGCTGATGCTCTCACCGTACCATCGCTGCGCCTCAGCAATAGTCTGAGACACCACCATCAACGGGCAAACAATCAACACTTGCCCGCCACGATTGACAGACGCCACATGCCGAGCAAACTCCAGAAGCATCAACGTCTTGCCGAGTCCGCAATCAGCGAAAATGGCATATTGTTTCTTCTGAATCGCCAGTGACGTGATATCACGCTGGTAGTCGAACATTCCTTCAATCGGTTGATATTCGGTATCAGTCACGGACTGGGACTCCATCCCCAGTCGTGAGGCATACTCATCAGGAACATAGACCGATGTTCCGTCGAATCTGTACACAGGACATCGACGGACCTGAAGGAACGTTTGGTAGTCTTCGCTGGATCGTGTATTGAAGTGAATCATCATCTTCCAGCCCTCACAATACGGACGATTTCAGACACACATGCCTGAACCTCAATCAAAGCCTGATCACCCCATGCTGGGGAACCAATCCGAACCAGTTCATCACGAGCATCCGTCAGCAGTGCCTCGCCGAACGCTTCCGCCTTTTCGATCTCCGGTTTCAACGCATCCAGCCGAGCCTGTTCGGCTGCTTTCCGTTCGGCTTCTCGTGCTTCGGCTTCGCGTCGATCGTTCTCCTGACGGATGCGGTTGATTTCAGCCCGTTCGGCTTCCAGTTTTTCGCGTTCCGCTCGCAGTGCTTCCGCTTCCGATCGAAGCCGTTCCTGCCGTTCCCGCTCTTCCTGCAGCCGTTGTTCTGCTTTTGACTGTTCTGTTCGAAGCAGCGTTTCAAACCAGTCGTCCTCCATCGCCTCGATGGCTGCGATGTCGCAACCGCCAATTCCGATCGCAGCCAGCCGATTCAGTCGGCTCTGCAGTTTTTCCCGTTTCGCCTGTTCCTTGGACTGCTTCTCACGAAGCTTTTCCGCTTCGTAGTTGTCCTCTTCTGCGGACAAACGGCCCTCGATCGGTTCAATTTCAGCAATCAGCCGCTTCACTTCTGAATTGATCGCTCTCTGATATTTAAGCGCACCTGAATTCAGTTCCTGACCGCGATTCTTGATCGCGATTCGTAACCGCTTCACGGCCTTCCGTGCTTCAGTAACGGCTTTGATTCCAGCCGTCGCAACGGTCAGATTTCCGAACTCACGCACGTTCGCAATTGCCAGTTCGTCAGGTCGAAACTCTGCCAGCGTCGATACGATCAACGCGTCTACAGGTGCCTGCGTTTCTTCGATTGTGATTTCACTCATTTCAAAAATCCTTTCATGAGGTTGGTACGGTTTACAAATGCGTCGATCTGGTGAGCAACTCGCATGTCAGACCACATGCTGTGGTAGTGCTCCCAGTATTTGCGTTCGTGGTCACCCTGCTTGATGTCCATTCTCAGGACGATCGAATCGATGACGAGAACGCCCAGTTTTTCCTGAAGCAATGCATCGCAGAGGTTCTGAAAACGTGTCAAGTCTTCGTGTTTGAACTTTCGAGGAATGTCACTGGTCAGGATTTCGTGAGCGTCGTGATACAGTGCCCATAACTGCACCTGTGGCGACTGATCCGACAGTTTTTCGAACAGATCCAGACTGTGAGCCAGAACTGTGGCTGTCGGATGCTGGCCGCCGAAACGGCCGATTCGAGAGAGGCACTCCGCAACCCATTGTGGATCGCTGGCGCATCGGTCAGACCACTCTTCCGGATCGTCGATGTAATCTGACCACTGTTTTTGAAGCATGGCGACTCCTTTCAGGCGATAAAAAGAGCCCGGCAGTGAGAGCTGTCTACACTGCCGAGCCACTCGTGATGCCGCTGCTACACCGCAGCGGCCGTCGTGGAGATTCACTGCTTGGCGAACGGATTCGCTTTTGCGGCTGGAGCTGCAGGAGTTTCAAAAGCTTCCTGCAGCATCTGCGATGCCTGCTGGTTGTTGCTCTCCGTCCGTGACTTGTAACCCTTAATTTCGTTTCGCGGGTTTCCGTTCTGGTCTTTGCCGATCGCCACCTTAATCGTCAGCGGTCGGTTGTGCAGCTCTTCGCTGTGTTGTGGGTTCTCAACACCAACGGCGACACAGATCGACTTCAACTGGCTTCGACCGATGTTCTGAGCTTCGGTCGATTTGTTGACGATGTTGATCCAGTCAAACAGCGTTCTGTTCTGGTACTGACCATTCAGAATCTGAAACTTCAACGACAGGCCCTGCCCACCAGTCTGTGTCGGTTTCTTTTCGCTGCTCACGATCACAGCGGGATACTCGCCCGGCGGGATCGGTTCGAACGATCCACCCGGCTGAACGTTTTTCAAATCCAGATCCATCAAACTCGCCATTCAACTACCCTGCTTTCTGTACTGAAGAAACTGAAACTTTCTCAACACCGCTGTCACTCTTCGGAAACCACTTCGCATACTCAGACCATGAAAACCCGATCTCTGCTGGCATGCCTTCAAGTCGGTTCTTTGCGAGACAGGCCGCTGATTCCTGAGTCCTCAGGTATCGCTCTGAATTGCCGACCGCAATCCCGCGTTCTTTGTTGAAACCGAGGTCTTCTTTTCGGACAAAGACCCGATACGATGCGAAAAGCACTTCATCGCACCATTCCTGGAGCATCGCTGAGGCGCTGTCATGCAGTGCCGGCTGATACCGGTCGTAGGAATCAGTTTCCGGATCGCTATGTTTTTTGATGGCACAGTGAGCCAGCAGAATGACGCCGATTGACTTCTCCTTCCGCAGCCAGTCGAGCTTAAATGTGATCTCATCCCAATACTTCAGCGCGGATTTGTACCCGTTGCCGAAGCCGATATCGGCAAAGTCTTTTCCGGCCTTTTTTGCGACTTCAGCGTGAATCAGCCCTTCCAGCCAGTCCGCCGAATCGATGGCGATGTGCTGGTACTTGTGCTTATCGTTGGCAAGCCAGATCAACGCTTCATTAACTGAATCCAGTGACTGCAGGTGCTCCGTTCGTTCGCAGTCAATGTCGTCGAGCCCATCTTCCAGATTCAACAACAGGCAATTCGGAGCCTGTGCCGCCCACGTGCTTTTCCCGATGCCATGAACGCCGTACAACAGCGTCCGTCTCGGTTTGGTTTTCTTTCCACTAACAATCTTCACGATTCCATCTCCTCAAAACGGTAAACAAAAATCTCAACACCACTCTCATCACCACCACCTGCAATTCGCTTTTCGATACTTCCTGAGCAAACTTGACAGTCATCGTGCCAAAAGATTCCTGTCAGTGCGTCAAGAACTGCTTTATCAAGGTTGTCTCGGTCTGGTTTTTTCACGTGCCAAATCGACGGCATTGGGCGCGTTTTCCATGTGATTGACTTTGGACGTGGAAACACAAATTCGAGATCAACTCGGAACGGTCCTTCCATCCGCAGTCCAGAAAACTGCTGACGTGCAGCGAACTGAATTGACCGCTTCCACTTCACAACGCCATTGTTTGGTGTGTAATGTCGGCCGCTTGCCGTCGATCGTGTTCGCGGCTGAGCAATCGGAAGCCCTGGCACAAAAAAACGCCATTCCTGAATCAGATCAATCACCGCTCTCCCTCCCGGTAATCCCTGATCTCAGACCGCAGGACCGTCGTTTCCTTTGGAGCGTCAACGCCGATCTTTATCTTGTCGCCCTTGATTTCCAGCACATGAATCAGGATGTCGCCATCAATCCTGATTCCTTCACCCTCTCGACGAGTCAACACAAGCATTGCAACTCCTTTCGCTGATCACTCGGAGAAATCGATAGCTCACAGATTCGCTCACAGCGATCTGTCCACGTCTTCGCAGCATTGCAACCGCTGAAGCGGTGACCTGTGTTCCGTCTTCAAAACGCCAAGACAGAACACGCCACCACAACGGATGACGGATCCGACCGTCTTGATACAGTGACTGACGGCACTGTTGACCAGCTCGCAGACGGTTAAGCACTTCGTCTGCGGTGAGTCCTTTCACGTTTGCGGACATTGATTTCCTTTCAAGATTCAAAAACCAGAGGCAGTGGTGTTGACTCCGCACGAATCGCACACTGCTCTCCGGTCGTACCCTGAAACAATCAGGGTCTGCCGGTTACGGCGGCAGGTTTCATTGTTCGAGTCGTGGCTACCTATCCATGGCATTTAAGAGCGTCTCACGGCTCACCACGATTCCGCCGCCGGGAGTCGAACCCAGCGCAGACCATCAGCGGTAAAAAACACTGGAAGCGGTCAATCAGAATCTAAGACCCTGATCCCCTAACGCAGACCGCCTCCAGTGCGGAGCGTTTCGGGTTTAGTCGCGGTCGTTGCGTTTGAGGTTTTCTTCGGTGATCACCCAGCAGACGATTCCGCCGAGGACAGCAAAGAAGATTGCAGCAAGCTCACTGATCACTTTGCACCTCCGTTTCTGCGATAGCAGCCGCACGAACAGACAGAGGCAGGACCAGAGGACTGTTGATTGACAGCACCGCAAGCAACGCAGCGCCATGCTGAATATAGCATTGTTAGAAAAAACATTCACTGTCTCCCTTCAGTAAAGACAATAGCGTTCCAAGTTTTGAACGTCAACGCGTAGGATTATTTTTTTTCAAAAGTTTTGCAAGTTCGATTCCGAGAGCGTTTGCAATACGTGTCATGACTCGCTCGCTAGGCGAGTGATGCCCGTGCAAAATCCGCGACAGATAACTGCGGCGCATCCCGGCGAGATCAGCCAAAGCCTGCACTGATAGATTTTGTTTTTCGAGACGCTGGCGGAGGTTGGAGGAAAAATTATTCATGTTGAGATATTGACATGTTTTCGAAACAAGTCAAGATAACGTTAGAAAAATGAAACATACACCACACGCCAAAGCCGCAGAATCCTGATCATCGATTAAACAAAACGGCCAGAAATTTTACTGAGGCACGGCATGAGTAAAGCATCGGAAATACTGCGGTCGACAAACAGCATCTGGCGTGTTGACTGCTACGAATCCGGCAGCCGTCGCCGAATCCTGCAGACGCTCTACATTCGCACGGACTGCATTCTGAAAGCCGAAGAAATCGGCCGCAGACGTTCCGGTCGGCGCTGTGTGGACGCGAGGCCGTGGAACCCGGAGACGGATCGGAAGTGTTGGGGCTGGATTGAGAAGGTGAGTGTATGAGTGAAAATAACACTGACGGAAAAACCTTCTCTTGTTTACCGCCTTACCCTCAATGGGTCTGCTCCGATTGCGGCGTAAAACACGGACGAAGAGTCCCGAGCATGGCAACCTGGCATGACGGTGAGTGTGGTGTGTGTGGGCTTGCTGGTATGGTGACTGAGCCACGAGATTTCGGGCATTTGAAGGACGGCTGGCAGGGTAAAAATTTAGGTGCGTAGAACGCTTTGCATCAATCGGCCCGCGTGGTCGATTCTCCATTGCAAAAACGGCTTATCGCGGGCTCGATTACATCCAATTGTTCCCCGTCCTTTTGTGCAGAAAATATTTTTCTGAAAATGTGTGTAGAATATCTTGCAGCGGTCGATAAGGTGTGTATAATAACCACATCACGGCAACGATAACCACAAACAAGGAAACGAAAAATGTCACTCGCAAAGCAAATCGAAGCAGCCCGCAAAGTTGTCAACAAGTTCAAGTTCGGAACACAAGAATGGGAATCGGCAATGCAAATCGTTCGCGACCTAGTTGCAAAGCACGATGCACAACAGCCAGCCGAAGAATTTTGCAGCATCGACAGCGGAGTTCATCCAACACGATTGCTAAACGGTCGCGTAATCAAGGCGGCAAAGTAATGGCAAACGAACGACGCAACACCACACAGCCCACCGACTGGTGGGCAGCGTGGGAGGAAGCGGCGAAATCCGCTGGAATGGATTTGGCGGCGTGGATCGGCAAGCAGTGCAACAAGGCATTGCCAAAAGAGGTCCGCGACACGTTGAGCGAACGCGCTACCCGTGGCCGTCCGCGAAACGTGGAAGAACCAGATGACTAGGTACGGTGAACGCCCGGCGTTAACCGGACGGCGAGCGGTTGACGCTGATTCTGAAAACGGGCTGTTCGCGGTTCCGGTTCAACGCTTTGTTCTGCCTCTCTTTGGAAACGCTTTCCAGTTATTTTCGAAAATCTTTCGAATCTGTTTGAATACTCGTTGACGAATCAGACGAAGTAAGTAATACTTCCCTTAGTCGAACGCAACGCAAACAACCAGCAAGGAAAAGAATAATGAAAAAGTCAGCCTCAGAAATCATCAGCCTGCGAAACACTCTGCTGTCACAGGTTCGACCAACACGACTGACAGGAAATCGCGAACTGATGCACGAACTGGTAATCCGCATTCGTCAGCTGGACGGAATCTTGGAAGCCCGATCACGAAAGGTGCAGGAATGAGAGGAGGATCCCGGAAGGGGGCCGGGCGAAAGCCCGGCCTTGGAGAAACGAAGGTTGACAAGAATATCGCCCTAACGCCCACGCTGTGGGCTTTTCTTATGTCGGGCGGGAATTCGGCTGGCCATGAAATCGAAACGCGTCTACGGAAGTCTGCGGCGTTTAAGGCGTGGTTGAAGAATCAGGTTTCGGAGTAGGCAGAACGCAGGCGTTAACCGGACCGCGAGCGGTTGACGTTGACTCTGAAAACGCCTGATTCGCGGTTCCGGTTCAACGCTTTGTTCTGCCTTTCCTTGGATGCAGTTTCGACTATTTTGGAAAAACTTTCTGAATCGTATGATTCTCGCTTGCGGAATCAAACGATACAACGTATAGTTCTCTCAGTCGAACGCAACGCAAACTAAACCAAGGAAAAGAACAATGACAACCACGACAGTTATCGGACGCAACGGTTTTGAATACGACGCACAGAACATCAACGGAGATCTGTTTATCGTTGGTAAGTTCATCGTCAGAGTTGAGAATGGCAAGGTTGAAGACACGATTTGCCGAGCAACAAAGGCAAATGTAAAAAGGCTGTCAAAATGAGAGGCGGAGCCCGGAGGGGGGCCGGGCGCAAGCCTGGCCCAACAGGGCCGAAAGGCTCGGTCACGCTGTGGCTGTCTGCGGACGTGTCCGCGTTCCTTGAGACGTTTGGACAGGAACGCAGCGCCACAGTCGAAAAGATGCTGCGTAAGTCTGCGGCGTTCAAGGAGTGGCAAAAGTCACAGGCTGCTGAGTAGGCAGAACGCTCAAAATCACATGGCAGCGGCCAAACAGGCCAGCCATGTGAGAAACCGTAGCCCGCTGCTCATGTGCATTTTGTTGTTGTGCTGCCTCTTCTGGAAAATTTCAAAAAAGAGTCGTTGACGCCGTACGAATATACGATATATTCACATCATCAGACACGAGTTGTGTTTGGTCCGCCTTGACGGGTTTCGAGCCAAGTGAAAGACAGAACAATGACACGCTACGCGACAATTCGAAATATTGAAGCTGTAAAGCACAACGGATATTTGAGCTTATCGATCCTCAGTAAATCCGCAAATGTGCGGTACACACTGGAGCGAGACCAAGACAATGATGGCGTCGAATTCACCACTGCTACGCTGAATGCTGAGGACTTGTTAGCCTTGTACGAAATGGATGAGGTATCAATCGGGCGAACGGAAAAAGACGAGTTTGAATTGTACCTGTGTCAAGTAGCAGAACGGAATTGATACATGATTCAAACGCGAATTCCTGTTGAGCCATTTTATGATCAGGATGGCATCACGATATACAACGCTGACTGCCGAAAGTTGCTTCCGTGGCTAGAAATAGACCGCGTTGTCACTGATCCGCCATACGGCATATCGTTTGCCGGAAAGCGTCAAGGCACAGATCCTGTGAACGAAACTCCATATGATCAGTATCTAGATTCTGTGGAAAACTTTGCAAAAATAGTTGTTCCTGTGATCGCGCTCAGTTGCCAAATCGCAAAGACTGTGGCTACGTTTTGCCCAGTGCGACATATCGGCATGATGCCAGTGCCAAGCGATGCTGGAGGAATTTGGCAGGAAAACGGAAAGGGTTTGTCACCTTTTGGATTTACCAGTTTGCATGCAGTGCTGTACTACGGAGAAGATCCAAAACGGCAGGGACGTGTCGGAGGATCGTGGCCGACAGGTTTTCGGCATGATGGAAAAGCGACTGTCTGCAAGCAACATCCTTGCAGCAAGCCAGTAGAGTGGATGCGATGGCTGATCAATAGGCTATCAAACGAAGGCGACGTTATAGCCGATCCATTTATGGGCGCAGGTACAACGCTACTTGCGGCAAAGCTGGAGGGTCGCAAAGCGATAGGAATTGAGATCAGCAAACCATATTGCAAAGCGGCAGTTGATAGGCTGAAACAGAAAACGCTATGGTAGACCACCTTCAGTCAGTCATCGCAGCCCGAGCGGAATCGCTCGGGCTGTCTTCTTACGAAATCGCAAAGCGATGCGACGGAAGCCCAAACAGCGAGGCTGTCAGTCGGTACATTCGCGGCAGATGTTCGCTCGGTTCGGCTTACGTATCGAAGATTTGCGACGTGCTCGGGTTAGAGCTTTGCGCAAAGAAGAAGGGCAGGAAGCCCGATCCATCGAAGTAAGACAGGTAGGCAGGACGCCGTGATCTGTCAGCACAACGATGGCCATCACCGGATGGCGGGCTGACGACTTTCATTTTTTAACAACCGAACATCCGCCATTCCGGTGCATGGCTTTGTTATGCGGATTCGAGGAGTGGTGGTAAATGTCATATTTTGGATACAAAAAAGGGCTATCTGTCACAATTCATCGCACGAAGCACCGCGTAGGGTTTCAGAACGGATGCTCTGTCAGGCACCTGATTGAGTTGCTCACAAAAGTACCGCTGGAAGCGACCGTTGACGAAGTTTTTTGTGACAGCGGAGAAAACAGTGTGGCACCAGATATTACTATCATCCATTTTCATGAAGAATCGCGTTCAGAGGTGCCCGCATAACGCTGCACTTCACCGGGTGGCAGACGGTGACTTTCCATTCTTTTCGACGGAGTCTGCCACTCCGGTGGAAGTGCTTGTTATGCCTGATGTTTTTCTGCGTATTACATATTGCATCGATACGCACCGCGTCCATGTTGGACGGTGGACTGATTGCGGATTTCTTCCACGGATTGGTGATCATGTCAATGTAATGTCAGATGAGACCTGTCTATTGGACGTGCGGCGAGTGGAGCACTTTTTGGACGATGCTGTCGTGGTCTTGTCATTTGCAATCGACGTCGATGGTGGTAATCCGGGGTCGTGGAACGCGTCGCATTCTGGCGAATCGTTTTCCGACTTTGTTGCCGAGTTTACTTCTGAGGAAGGATTCTCGCCGGTTCCTGAAGATAAGTATTTTCCTGATCGTATCTAGGCATAACGACAGCGTTCACGTGGCCGCCGTGAGCGATTTCAATTTCTAAACCCGCGTTGCCGGCGGCTCCCGTGCAACGCCTTGTTATTTTGCGAGGTCTAACGTGACAACGGAAGAACTTGTTGACAAGTACCAGACGGCACTGGAAGAGATGTCGATAGCAGAGTCGGATGGTGAAGATTCCGATGACTGGTCAATTCAAGCAGCGGACGCAGCAAGAGAATTGAAGGGGCGAACAGTAGCCGCGTCGGTTAAGTGGCAAAACGGCAGAGTCACTGAAGCTGCAGGTGAGGTTATCTCGATCGCAGGTGACAAGGTGTATCTGGAGACGGCGTTCGGTGCGGTCGAGGGTGATGCGAATACAATGTCAGCCGTATAGTCAAAATAACGACAGGCATCACCGGTGCCGACGAAAGACGAGGAGAAAGAGATGACTGAAGGAACTGAAAATGCGGGTGCATCGGCTCCGGTGCATGCCTTTGTTCACACGCCCGGTCCGTGGGTGGTGGATTATGAGGGTTCGATCGGACACGTGAAAAGCGTGGCTGAGAGACCAGATTATTTCACGCCAACAGTGGCGAGATACGACACAGGGGCTGTGTCGATTGGGCCTGACGAGAAACAGGCGAACGCACGGCTGATTGCTGCCGCTCCGGATCTCCTTGAAGCGTGCAAAGCTGCGCTGGCAGCGATTCGTTCCGCGTGTCAGGACGGATCGATCATCTGGCTGGATCCGCCATATGTTCTGCCCGGTGTGCATGAGTCAGCAGCAGAACGTCTGCAAAATGTGATTGAGCAGGCTGAATCAGTCGTGTGAACTTTGAATTATCCGTCACGTGTTGTTTTCAGAATATCACCTCGCGCGTGATATCCCGATATCGCGTTCCCCAAACACAGCGAGCCGGACGGGTTTCCCCGCCGGCTCTCCCGGTGCTGCGTTGGTGCCTGCATGGTGCCAAGGCGTTACTTTGACGGTCCAAGTGCTTTCAGTTGGTGGATATGTTCCCGATGTTGCGCAGGAACAATCTGACCTTATTCCCCATAGTGGTAATCTGTGTTAATGAGTCAGCAGTGTTGAGCATGCTGAAGTCTGACAGAAACACAACAAAGCCCGCACCAAATGCTTCAACACTCACGATCTCGACGTATGGATCTGAACTCGTTTTTCTTGCCTCGAATTCCAATGTAGACGAACCGAGACTCATGAAGCCGGGACCAGCAACATACAGAGCCGTCACGTCAGTCATGACAGCACCAGTGCCGGACACTGGCTTCGTGCCGATCGGTGATGTGCTATTTGTTGGTGCCGCACCAGAAGTAGCAACTGCTCTAGCTTGCGTGCCGATTCCAGCCAGTGCTGTGTTGAGCGAGGTCACAACAGAACTAGGGACAGTTGTAGGGGAACCATAGTAGTCATGGATCACGAACAGCACGCCACCGCCCGTTATCCAACTGGCGATCGCGGTGTATTGAGCCGAGGTCGTTGGCTGACTAGTGTACGGTGTTGAAAACTTATATCGACCAATCACCAACACGTTGCAATCAGT